GTATCTAAAGACTCGCTCTTGTATCTATGACACTTTGTGAGGATTAAATGCCTTTCATAATTCCTAATGCTACTGATACCACTAGCGGTAATAAGTATGAATCTTTAAACCAGGCAGAGCCTGATGCTTTAGATTTTGAGTTATTAGGAAACAGAAAGTCTGGCGTTCTCAATGGTTGTGAAGTAACTGCTCAGGTTGTTGCAAATAACACAGTTAGTGTAACTTCTGGAACTGTTTCCTTAAATGGTGTTGTGTACACCCTTGCAGCAGTCGCTTCACACCCTCTTCCCGTCGCCCCCACAAACAACAGATTTGACTTGGTTGTAGCAAGGCTTGCAAGTGGTGTGATGTCTATAACTACTTGCTATGGATCAGACAGTGTTGATAACCCTGTTTTTCCAAGAAGCGGAAGCAGGGTCATCTCTACTGCGGGCCTTCCCTCTAACTCTTTTGTCAATCCAGATACCGACGTAGTACTTGCTGCCGTCTATAGAAGCGGCGGCTCTGTTATTACAAACGCCCGCATCGTTGATAAGAGAGTAACAGTCAATTCAGGAATCATTCTTCAAGGAAACGCTACTCCTGCTTCTGGTCTTGGTACTGATGGAGACTTGTACCTAAAGACATTAGTAGAAGACGATGACTCCTCTGGAGTCTTTGTAAAGAGAAGCGGTGAGTGGGGAGAACTAGCAGCGGCAGGAATTGATCCAGGTGTTCCTATTGGGGCAGTCATTACATGGGTTTCTTCTATCGTTGATCCTAATCCTGACATTTGGGTTGAATGTGACGGTTCAGCGCTTCCCAGAACTGGAGAGTATACAGAACTGTTCGCAACTCTAGGAACCACCTATGGTGCTGGGGATGGTGCGACCACCTTTAATCTTCCTGATTTTCGTGGGCAGTTTCTCATGGGAATGCCTGCTGCTGGAAGAGTTTTAGGAACAAGATATGGCAATGCTAATAACCAAATAACTCTAAGTACTTCAAATCTGCCTTCACATAGCCATGGTGTAGGTGGCATATCGACCAGTCAGACTGGGGACCATGCCCATCTTCCAAAAAGTAGTACAGGCGGTGGTAGTGATCCTTTTAATTGGGGGTTTATAGAAAGAAGTAGTTTGCTTGCTGATGCTTCTGTTTCAATAAATAGAAACCCCCCCGCTGCTACTTTTGGAATATCTAGGTCAACAGCAAACGCTGGACAACACGCACACACTATTGCCGCTGGCTCTGTTACCGGATTGACAGGATCTGGATCAGCAGTTTCTATAGAGCCATCAAACTTCTCAGTAAGGTTCTTTATCCGCTATGCCTGATATCGAACCAGTAGATGATCTGTCTTCTGTAGAAGACATTATTCTTAAGCGTGCTGTTACTACACAAAGGCTTAGAGAACAACAACCTGCCTTTAACCAACCTACGCAAGACTCTCTAGAGAGTATCCGCAATCTAGTAGAATAGTAACGTGGCTGATATCAACGACGTTATTACTATTGCTAGAAACTACTTGAGAGACTTTCCAAGGTTCTTTCAAGTAGACTTTTCTGCTCTCGGAAGAACTTATCAACTCGGCCATATAAATATTGATAAGGACTCCCTATGGGTTGCTTATTACAACACGTCAGGTGGTAGTGGAGCATCTGTAATAAGCAGTGACTCCTATAAATTAGATGAGAGAAATGGTATTTTGAGACTGAGCACACCACTCAGCGCTGGGGAGAAGTTAATAGTTGAAGGTTACTACTATGAATGGCTCACTCCCTCTGATCTAGAGTTCTACACCAAAAGAGCCGTTGAAAAACATCTTCATAGTATTGCAACCTCTCTTGAAGAATTATCAGATGCTGTCATAAATGCCCTGGGCATTGCTGCTATTGTTGAAAGCCTTTGGGCGCTTATGACAGAGTACGCACGAGATATCGATGTCATTACATCAGAGTCCGTGCATATACCTGCGAGTCAGCGATTCCGAATGGTCCAATCTCTTCTCGTGCAGTGGGAAGAGGAGTACAAGAAGCATGCTACTGCTCTAAACATTGGTATTGACCGCCTAGAGGTTTACTCTTTGAGAAGAGTATCTCGTACGACAAATCGTCTTGTGCCTCTGTACAAACCACGAGAGTTTGGCGACTACAGCCCGATGGAACGTCTATGGCCGAATATTGATTCAGGCATTGTAGATCAAGAGCGCAAAGAAGAGCCATTACGTGAAGACGTATACATCGACGGTGCTCCCCCTGCCGGTCAAACTACTACTGCGTACTACTGATCATGGAATTGCGCCGTGAATTAGACCTCATTAATAAACACTTTAGAAACCACTTCAACAAAGTGGGAGAAACGGTCGTTTATTATGAGTTTCTAAAGTTCTCTGAGCAGGGAAGTGTTTACGATGACATCTATGATGAAGGGTCTCCTTCACAAAATGGAAAGAAATATAAACCAGGAGTAGTTCTTCCGGCTCTACTGGCTTCAGAAGCAGAAGACTTTAAAAGATCCATTCCTGAGGGTCGTCAAATGGTACAAAATATTAGTCTCTTCATACCTATAAAAGATATGAGAGACGCTGGTATTTCTAATCCTTGGGAGTACCAACCGCACCTAAACGATATGTTTAGTTATGATGGTCGATTCTACGGAATCTATCAGTACCGTGTACGTGGAAGACTTCGTGATGAAGTGTTTGTCCTTATTGAAGGTAATGAAATATATGTGGATCAAGAAATGGTAAATGATCTTGGTCCTGATTCTCTGTATACAGCGAATATTCCCTGGCCTGCTGACCTGCCAATAATAGGCTAAAATAGGAGTACCCGATGCGCGTCGGGTATTACAAGTGCCCAGAACCAGGAGAAAGCCATGACGGCTTCTGCATACTCACAAAAGGCCCCTGGTTCTGTCATATCTGGGCTTCCCTATTCCATTGAGTTCTATGATAGTTACGCTTCATCTTTTGTAGATAAGGCACTTGCTGTAATAGACGAAGTTATAAGCCGATATGAAAGGGCTGCAAGAGAAGAACTAAAAAATAACGAGCAATGGTCGTCCTTTTCTAGGGAAGTCAACTTTAAAGTAGATGAAGAAACATCTTCTATTTACTTTTCAGCCCCATCTGAAGTTGAGTACGGAAATAGAGATATCCCACCTAGTGCTGTTGCTAGAAAGTACGCAGATAAAGCAGAAAAAGATTTACCAGGACTCATTACAAAAATAACCCGTGGTGGTGTGTAATGGTAACTGGCTTTCTCTTAGCAGAAGATGCTGCTGTAAAAAACAGGTTTTCTAATCTCACCGTATCTGACAACAGAAACAACAGTAGAAAAGTTCAAGTATTTTACAGATACCCAGAGGGAGAAACTGAGAAGGACTACCCATTTATAACTATTGAAAATATTTCATTAGTACATGCTACAAACCGTCAGCATTCTGAAATGTTTTACTATTACAACAGCACTACTAGTGCTAGTGCTACCGGGGCTAATGTTTTGAATTACTACCCATCAGAAATGACTACGGCAGATTTAGCAGAAGAAGTGCCAGAGGGTGGTTATCTAAAAACTGATTCCTTTTTGCCTGTAGACCTTATGTATCAAATAGTTACATATTGCAGAAGTGCGATACATGACAGACAATTAACTGCCAAAATACTACGCGATGTAGTTCCTTTTAGAAGAGGTTATATAACCGTAGATGCTGATGGTACTTCTAGAAGGTTTGATTTATTAGGTTGGACAAATAACGACGTTCTAGATAACGAAGCAGGTTATAGAAAGAGAATATTTAGAAAAGTGTACACAATAAGAATGAATGCTGAGATAACTACTTCATCGCTTATCGACGTCAAGCAAGTAAGTACCATTATTGGTAATATACAAAGTGCAAACAATTCGGTAGACCCCGTTACATCTACCTTTTCGGAGGATTTTTAAATGACTTACCTAAACCCTGGAGTCTACACAGTAGAAACGCCTTTGGTAAATAATGTCACTCGTGCAAGTACTTCACAGTCTATTGCCACGTTTATTGGTACTTCTACCCGAGGACCAATTACTGCTTCTTTAATTAACTCATGGACTGGTTATAAGTCTCTTTATGGAGACATCTCAAGCGATCACGAGATGGGATACTCGGTATATCACTACTTTGCTAACGGCGGTAGAGATGCGTATATCGTAAGAGTTTCTGCTTCTGATGCAGTGGCATCCTCTGTTTCTGTCCCATACTATCCAAACGGCGAGTCTGGAGCCTCCGCAGCGTTGATGACGGCTACTGCCAACAGCCCTGGAGTGTGGGGTAATTCTGTATCTCTTCTTATTTCTTCAGGTTCTACCTCTCCTACTGCTTCTGTAATTCCAACCTTTAATCTAAGTATTAGAGTTAATGGAAGTGAAGTTGAGCGCTGGAACGAACTATCAACAGATCCCAATAACAACAGATATGCTGCTACCGTAGTAAATACGTACAGCAAATACATATCTATCACTGTTCCGTCTAGTACGGCTGATGCTGATTGGCTGTTCGATTTCAATAGCATTACTTTAACTGGTGGGGCTGATGGATCATCAGTAGGAGATAGTGACTATGTAAGCGCTCTTTCATCACTTGATGTTATTGAGGGTGCTTTGCTTATAAACGCTCCAGGCCAGACTTCTAGCACTGTAGTAAATGCCTTTACTACTAAGGCAGAGTCCAGAGGTAACTCCTTTGTTATCATTGATCCATCTTCAGAAACAGATCCTGTAGAAATTGGGTCATCCGTAGTAAGCACTTACTCTCCAAGTTCTTATGGAGCCGTTTACTACCCCAAACTCAAGATGGTTGACCCAACCAAGTCAGGCCCCGGTGCAATTAGAGACACCTTCCCAGGAGGTGCTATCGCTGGTGTATATACGAGGACCGAAGTTGCAAGAACAGTAGCCAAGGCTCCTGCTGGTTATGACACCGATATCCGAAATGCACTGGCCCTTACTACCAACTTTACGTCTTCACAGACAGGTACTTTGTATAACACCTACGGTGTAAACCTTCTAAAGTCTGTTCCTGGTGGAGGAATTATTGTAAACGGAACACGTACTCTGGATAAGTCAACACCAGGTAAGTACATCCCAATCCGTAGATCCCTTAACTATCTAAAGCAGGCTTTGAAGGATGCTACGGAGTTTGCCGTTTACTCTCCAAACGATCAGCGTCTTTGGGAACAAATCGCCTTTAGATGCGGAAATGTTCTCAATGAGTTTTGGAAAGCAGGTGGACTTAAGGGTAGAAACCCAGGACAAGCCTATTACGTGCTCTGCAATGAAACAAACAACACAGTTGAAACTATTTCAAATGGAGAAGTAAGAGTTGAAGTAGGTGTGGCTCTCCAATATCCAGCAGAGTTTGTAGTCATCACTATCAGTCAATGGACTGGTGGTGCCAACAGCGTATCGAGCCTTTGATAGGAGATAACAATGGCAAGAGCCACAGCAACTGATCCCATTAGAAACTTTAAGTTTCAGGTAAGCATCCTTTCTGCGGGGGGGAATTTAGCAAACGATACTCCCAACCTTAGTTCTTTGGGGTTTGCCGTAGTATCCGGTCTTTCAGTTCAAAATGAAATGGTCGGGTATCGTGAAGGTGGGATGAACACCCATCCTCACAAGTTTGTAGGACAATCAGACTTTGCACCAGTAACTTTTAGCCGTGGTGTATTTCCTGACCAAGCAGACCTATACAAGTGGCAACAGTTCCTTCATAGATGGAACCAAGCATCTATTCTTGGTGACGGTAGTAATCCAAACACTACCGGCAGTTCTTATCGATGCGATATTCTTGTAAAGGTTTTTGACCATCCAGCAACAGCAAGCACCTTTACGTATGCGGAACCATCTGCATACAATGGAGACACTACTCCAGGCAATATAAAAATGGCTTTTAAACTGCATGAGTGCTGGCCAGGAGCCTACGCTCTTAGCGATCTAAACGCCGGAGACAGTGGAATCATGATTCAGCAATTAACGATTCACCATGAAGGTTTCGTTGTTGCATGGAATGAAGGTGAAATTAACACACTTCTAGGAACCAACGGCGCTTCTTCGTAACCATTTGAAAGGTACATAAATTGGAAACAACTAATACACTAGATAGTGCTTTTAATGACCCAGTTCCAGAAATGCCGAGGCCCTTGTCTACTCAAGTGCTTTTGCAATGTGGGGCTTTTTATGAAGGTACTTGGCACACAGAGGCAGAGGTAAGAGAACTAACTGGAGAGGATGAAGAGTATCTCGCCGGTATTGAGACAAAAAGTGACATAACTTTTTCTGAGTACCTTAGCGCTCTTCTTAAAAAAGCAGTTGTAAAAATAGGAGATATACCGTCATCTGCTATAGCAACCGCTGTAGATAACTTAATTATCTCTGATCGGGATTTGCTATTCGTAGGCATAGTGAGAGCAACCTATGGAAAAGAGCGAGAGTTCACTACTAGGTGTCCTTCATGCAGAGAGAAAAACGACGTAGTTATCAACGTCGATGATGACTTTCCTGTACAAACACCAAACATAGATCTACGTAATCCTATAGAAATAAAACTACGTAATAATCAAATTATAAAAATGAGATTGCCCAACGGACTTGATAGTGCATTAGTAGGAAAGTCTTCAACATCCGTTGCTTCTCAAAACACTTTAATGATTTCAAGGTGTTCTGTATGGGAAGAAGACAAGCCCAGTGATATTGAGAAGTGGGCAAAATCTCTGAATATTGCAGATCGTGCAAAATTGGTAAAAGCCCTGACGGACGTCACCGCAGGGCCGAAGATGGAGGGGGTGAATGTCC